CCCATCCCCATTCCAGTATTGTACTTTTTTATATTAAAAGTTGGGAAAAGCCTTGGTTCATCAAAATCACCTAAAGAAGAGGCATAGTCTTTGCATACATTATACATTGTAGTCATGATGGCATCATAGATATACTTACTCTTTTCTGCTACCTCTCCATCAATATTGTTTATGGCATTAGAATCAAACGTTTTTGTTTCTCCATAAATAAAGGTTTTATCGTTAGAAGATGTCCAAGGGTTCCATACATTTACACCTGATTCAGGATACTGCTCAAGGTTGTCTAGCTCTTTCCAGACCTGCTTAAAGTTATCAAAATTTTCAATTGCTTCAGTATAATAATATACTTTTGGATCTAGCAGTTCTTTATTCATTTATTTCTCCCCTTAGTATTTATTCTTTTCATAAAATCCTTTTTCTTTCATAAATCCTACAGTAACATATCTTATGGGTCCTTCTCCTACAAACCTTACTCCATGCTCATATTCTTCATTTCCTGGAAAAATAAGCAACGTTCCTGGTTTTGGTCTTAAGTCTGAATTTTCTTTATTCTTAAAGAATAAAGTTCCATCCTTGTAGTCATCATTAATGTACAGTATAGCAGCATATCTAATAGATGGGTCTGTGTGTTGGTCTGTATGAGCCTTCAACTCAACCTTGGCCTGCATTCTTTGAAGTGTTCCAAATCCAGCAAGTTCTAGTGATGGGTCTGCTATCTCTAGCAGTTTACCTAGTCTGCCCTGAAGAGTTGTGCTTATTGCTTCAGTTGTAATATTTAAGTTTTTGTCTTCCCATCCCTGAGTAATTTCAAACTTTCCTTCTGCAACAAGGTTGTCCACATCATCTCTTCCAAATTTTTCCATACAAAACCTAGCAAGATTTTTTGTATATTCTATCGACCAATCTTCGTTTGGAGTGGTCTTAATTATTTCTAAAATAGTATCTAATTCTTCTGGTTGTAAAAAATCTTTTACAAACAAAACCTGGTCATAAAAAACCTCAGTCTTGTATTCTGCATCATCAAATTCTTTTTTAAGGAATGCTTCCACTTATAAATCCTCAACCTTATATTTATTTCCGTCAGCATCTAACTTCCAGCCTTGTTTTAACAGCTCTTGCCATTCTGCTCTTTCAATTTCTTGCTTAGCTCTAGTATCTTTCATTTCTGCAGCCCAAGCATCTCTTAATTCTTGCGGATAGTCTGACTCTTCTCTATCATCCCAGAATGAACCAATAGTGTATCTTACTCCGCTTTCTATTAAAGATACTTCGTGCATATTATTAAATCCTCCGTCAAAAACAGCAAGCATTCCAACCTTTGGCTCAATTTCTAAATTTTGTCCTGGGAACTTTAAAAGCCCTCCTTTAAAATTATCATTAAGGTACAAGAACCCTGCATAGCGGCTTCTTGTAAATGCTCCTGAATTTCCTTCAGCATCTGTATTGTCAGAGTGAACTCTTGCGTATGCTCCTGGCTCCCATTTTTGTGTATGATATCCAATCTTAGAAATTATTTTTGGATCGAGGTCGTGGACTGAAGCAATTGCTTCTGGCATTGTTTTTTCAATATCTGAAAAAATAGTTGGAGATAGTCCTGCATCAAGTAACTCTTTATCATTATCTTGTGGTAGTATTGAAGAGTATGATTCATAAAATGAAATAGGCATCCAAGAAATTGCTCCATTTTCTGCCTGAGCGTCTAATGCCTCAATCATCTTTTCACAATCTTCCTTGCTTATAAAGTTTTCATATATAACAATATCTTTAGTTAATCTAATTTTATTATTCAAGTTCATCGTATTCTTACTCCATTTTCTATTGTAATTCTTTGAGGGTACTTGTCTCTAAATGCTTTTTCTAATTCTGGCTGCATATTAGCCCAAACTTCTTTTCCAAATTCTTTTTCTTTTGCATACCATTCATCAGTTCCTTTTTGATATTTTTGCCAATACATTCTTGATAAAAATTTATTATTCTTTTGCACAGGCATAACTGCATGCAAATAAGGTTTTCCTTCTTCTGTTAAATAATCTGGGTGCCCTGATGGGAAAACTAAAATATCCCCTGCTTCTGGTTTATATTTTACAAGCTTATCTCCCATTGCAAAGTCAATTTCTCCACCCTCATAGTCATCATTAAAATATATTGTACATGTTATAACAAACTTATAGTCTGGAGCATATCCTTGTTCTCTTATATAGTCTGAATGGTATCTCATTGCAACTTCTTGATCATCATTAGTAATATGATATTTACCTATTGTTCCACCTGTCCATTTCCAGGTTGATACGGGATTGCCGCTTTCATCGATAGACACTTCATTTAAGTCTACATTAATATTATATCTTTTAATATAATCTTCTGTTGCTAAATGAAAATTATCCATCATCTCTATAGCAAAGTTTTTTTGATTCTCTTCAATTTTTGTTGAAGTTTTAATATCTTTTAAATTTCCATATTTGTCTGACATTGCAGACATAAAAAAATTAGGAATTATTGGATTTAAATATTCTCCAAAAAAGGACCATTGGGTCCAGGGGCTAAATAGCCTGTCTTCTGTTTCTGATAAAGAATCTTTTAAAATCTTACAAGATTTTGAAATATCTTTAAAAAGATTTTTATAAACAATAATATGCGGGTATATCTCTATTGACTCCAAGTTATTTTCAGTCATCTTACGGCTGCCTTTCACCTGTATGCTTAGTTATTTCCCAAAAGAAAGGGCACGTAAATCTTAGTCCACTTTTAATTTCAGTTACTCCGTGCACATAGTTTTTATCTCCTGGGAAAAAATAAGCAGCACCCTTTTTAGGTTTAAATTGAACCCCTTGTAATGGGAAATATAATTCCCCGCCTTCATAATCATCATTTAAATAAAATAGACTTGATAGGTCATAGTTTGGGAAATCATTAGGGGTTCCAGCGTCGGGGCCCTCGTGAAGCTCTTTATCAGCGTGTGGTTTTTGAAACTGCCCAGGAAGCCATTTAACAATAGTTGTACCAGTTGGTATAACCTCTACCTTGTAGAACTCTTCAATAATTGGTCGTAGTCTTTGAAATAGCCCAGCAATTACTGGAGATATCTTTGGGTCATTTTTATCTAAAGTTGGCTGCGTTGCGACTCGGTCTTTCCAATAATCTGAGTCGTAGGTAACGGTCCCATTCTCATTTGTATGGCTTTCCGTAACATCCCAAATGGTTAAAGATTTGGCAGCTTTCTCTAAGAAATCTATCTCTTCTTGGGTCATGAAGTTCTCTAGCTCAACAATCATGTCTTTGCTATCCCCAAACCAGCCAGATGGAGTTATAGACGGTGTTCTTTTAACTACTTTGTATAAGTCTTTGTTTTGTTCCATTTTTATATTATATCACCCTTCGTTTTATCTATTACGCCTAATTTTAGGGCCTTTACTTCATGAGATCCAACAGATTCGCCTTTTTCATTTACCGCATCTCTATACCAGTCTGTCCATTTTCCAGACGAATTTATTTCTTGTGCAGCAGACCCATAGGATATGTTTGCATCTGATCTTGTTCTATCATTATCTTGGTATTTAATAATTTCAATATTTGTACCGTTTAAATTTGACAAAGATATAGGAATAATTGTAGCAACTGGAGTTCCAGCTTTGATAACTACTCTCTTGTTTGCTACCTTTGCCTTAATAGCTAAAGGCAAAGGATTGTCATAAAAAGATGTGCTTATTAATGATGACATTGTTTCAAACTCATTACTAAAATAATTTACTGGATTAATAGTAAAAATACTTACATCTTTGTCTGTTCTAAAAACTAAACCCGTATTTAAGCTTATAGAGGATTGACCTCTTCCAGAATATGCTCCCAATGGGCTAAATATTTCAATATGATCTGGGGTTTGATTATTAACTCCATCCCAAATAAACTCAATATCTTCTACACAAGAAAGGCTCCAGCCAATTACGTTTGATTGGGTTACTGGAAAACATCTATAGGCATGGCCTTCTGATGTTACGTCCATCCAATCTCTTTTAATTGACATAGGCTTAATATCAAACAAAGCTAGCTGTGTTTTTTCAACTGAGATATTAAACATTAGTCTGCCTCTGCGCTATACATTTCTGGA